TCGCAAACAAGAACAAAGAGTATGAGGCTTTAATTAATCGAGGCGAAGGAGCTTTGATTAATACTGTTAAGCAGAAAGCTGAGATGACTCTTGAGAACGCTAGATCAAAATACAAGAAAGCGTATGAAGAGGGAGATACAGATAATGTAGTCTCTGCTCAAGAAGAATTAATTAAGGCGCAGGCAGAACTTACTGAAGCCCAAAGGTATGAAGATAGTTTGCCTCAACAACAGGATCAATGGCAGCCTCCTGCTCCACAAGAGCAGTATAATGCGGCTCCTGTCGCCCCTGCTGTGTCACAGCAAGTGCCTCCGCCTAAACCTTCTCCTGAGTCAACAGCATGGGCTGAACGCAATCCTTGGTTTATGAATCCAGAAAATAAGGCAATGACTGCGACAGCTTATGGCCTGCATGAAGAAGCTTTGAGAGATCACGGGTTAAGGCCCAACTCTCCTCAATACTTCCAATATGTAGATAATGGCATGAGAAGTTCGTATCCTAATTACGGTTGGCAGGATGAAAGCGATACAGATGGGCGTACCGCGACTGTGACTGCCAATCAGCCCTCGTCGGTGGTGGCACCTTCCGCAAGGAATAACGGTGCTAAACCGCGCAAAGTACAGTTAACGTCCACTCAAGTAGCTCTCGCCAAGCGGCTTGGGTTAACCAACGAACAGTATGCAAAAGAACTCATTAAGGGGAATTTTTGATGTCTGAAGAGCGCACACCAAGAAAAAACACCTCGCGTAAAGCGGATGAAAGGCCAAGTGATAAGTGGATTCCCGCTTCTACTTTGCCAGATCCAGAGCCGCAGGATGGTTGGGTTTTCCGATGGGTACGAGTTAGTATCCTAGGTCAGCCAGATAACACTCATGTTTCTCAAATGTTTAGGGAAGGTTGGGAGCCTTGTGCTGCCGAAGAACACCCTGAACTGAAACTGCAACCAGATGTCGGGTCTAGGTTTGAAGGCAATCTAGAAGTAGGTGGTTTGCTATTATGCAAGGCTCCTGCTGAGACAATGGCTGCTAGAAGTGAACACTTCCAAAAAGTAGCTAATGATCAGATGAACTCCGTTGATAATAACTTTATGCGCGAGAACGATCCTCGTATGCCTCTGTTAAATCCAGAGAGAAGTACGAGAACAACTTTCGGTAGAAACTAACCCTAGTTGCTGGGTTGTTTTTATAGTTAAAGGAGGTCATTTATGGCTACCAGCGCAACCCCTATGGGTGCTGAACCGACTGATACTCTTAGTGCAAGCGGCTCTTTCACAGGAAAAGTCAGGCACATGAAGATTGCCAGTGGTTACGGCACAGCGATTTTTTACGGCGATTTTGTTAAGCTAGTTGCTGCGGGAACGGTAGAGAAATCTGCTATTACAACGGCTGTCGTTGCAGGCACTGTTGGAATTTTTGTAGGATGTTCTTACACTGATCCCACTTCTAACCAGCTAACTTTTAATCAGCAATTCCCTGCTTCTACAGCAGCAGATGACATTATGGCATATGTTGTTGACGATCCTGATCTTGTTTTCAGGATGCAAGGTGATGGCTCTATTGCTCAGACAGGACTTGGAAACAATGTTTCACTAGTCAATACTGCTGGCTCGACTTCAATAGGTCGAAGCAAAAATGCGGTAGATGCTTCTACGATTGCTACTACTAACAGCTTACCAGCGCGTATTGTTGAGTTTGTTGACGGCCCATCCAGCACAGTTGGTGACACCTATACAGACGTTTTAGTGACATATTTGCCACTAAGCCACGCATACGAAACCGCGCTAGGCGTATAAAGGAGATTAAAGAATGGCTATTTCTAGAGCGCAAATGCTTAAAGAACTCCTGCCGGGACTTAATGCCCTTTTTGGCTTGGAGTATGGAAAATACGAAGACGAGCATGAACTCATTTATGAGACTGAAAGCTCGGAGCGTAGTTTTGAAGAGGAAGTGAAGTTGAGCGGCTTTGGTGCTGCTCCTGTGAAAAACGAAGGTTCTGCAATCTCTTATGATTCAGCACAAGAGTCTTTCACTGCACGATATAACCACGAAACTATTGCTATGGGATTCGCAATTACGGAAGAAGCGATGGAAGATAACTTGTATGACTCATTGTCTGCACGTTATACCAAGGCTCTTGCTCGTGCTATGGCGTATACCAAGCAAGTTAAGTCGGTTAATCCTCTTAACAACGGTTTCACCAATTCATTTCAGACTGGTGATGGGGTAAACCTATTCACTGCATCTGGTGACGGTGTTACTGGTGGTGACGGACACCCGCTAGTTAATGGCGGAAAAAACAGCAACCGTCCTTCTACAGCAGCAGACTTAAACGAAACGTCTTTAGAGAATGCAATTATTGATATTGCTGCCTTTACTGACGAGCGTGGTCTGTTAATTGCTGCTAGACCTCGACGTTTGATTGTCCCACCTGCTTTGATGTTTACAGCAACTAGATTGCTGGAATCTACTCAGCGTGTTGCTACAGCAGATAATGACATTAACGCAATCCAAAATATGGGAGCGATTCCTGAAGGATATGCGGTAAATCACTATTTGACTGACTCAAATGCATTCTACATCATTACGGATGTTCCTAATGGTCTGAAGCATTTCGAGCGTACCGCGCTTGAGACAAGCATGGACGGAGACTTTGATACTGGTAACGTGAGATACAAGGCAAGGGAGCGATACTCTTTTGGAGTAAGTGACCCACTTGGAATTTACGGATCACCCGGATCAAGCTAACGGATATGGGGGTGCTTTGCGCCCCCTTTCTTTCCTGACTAATCGTTTCACATGAAACATTAGACACTAGCCAAGACAGGAGAAATACATGGCTAATACTACTTTCACAGGTGCTGTACGATCTGAAAGCACCTTTAAAACTGTAAGCAAGAATTCAACTACTGGCGCTATTACTGAAGTCATTACTGTTGGTGACGGCCCTGTCAGCCTTTCTGACGGTGACGTAACCCTTACTAATGCAACTCATAGCGGCAGAATCTTACTTGTCCCTGATGGCGGCCAAGATAACACCTACACATTGCCAGCTCCTATCGCTGGGTCTGTGTTTAGGTTTGTTTACGCTGGCGCAGCCGCTGATGCTACTGACGCAATTATTGTTACCCCCGGAAACAGCAATTTTTATATTGGTGGTGTGACCTTATTGGATACAGATGGTGACTCAATCAGCAGTGTTTTTTCTAATGGAAGCTCAAACAGCAGCATTCAATTGAATGTGCCTGCGGGATTTGATGTCACTATAGTTGGTTTAAATACTACCAATTATCAAATCTTTGGAAATGTTACGAGTACCACTGCTCCTGCATTTGCTGATCAATAATAGGAGTCAATTATGGCTGATGCGGTAGCGACTCAAACGATACAGGATGGCGCTAAAACCGCCATCTTTCGTTTTACAAATGTAAGTGATGGAACTGGCGAGTCTGCTGTTACCAAAATAGATGTATCTTCTTTGTCTAATGATCCAATGACAAACAAGGCTTGCTCATCTGTTGTTATTGAAAAGATTTATTACCAAACCATTGGGATGGGGGTAAAGATATTTTTTGATGCAACAACGGATGTTTTGGCATGGCAGTTGGCTGCGGATTGGTCAGATACATTAGACTTTTCAGACTTTGGCATCCCAGATACAGAAGCTTCTGGAACAACAGGTGACATCCAGTTCACGACTGTTGGGCATTCTAGTGGTGATGTATATGTAATCGTTATGCAAGTGAGGAAGCGATATGGCTAAACTTGAGATGTTTGTTAACGGTAACTTTGCTGATGGCGAAGAGGTTTATCAAATTGGTACTAAAAACAAAGATGGTAGCGGTCAAACTGCTGACGGCAATTATGACATTGTTGTTTTTGATCCAATGCGTAAAGCTGAGGCAGAAGCTAAGTTAAAGGAGCTTTCAAAGGATGCTGACAAGCCTGCAAAGAAAAAAGCGGAAACGAAGGCGACTAAGAAAAGCGCGGAGGATTCTAAACCTGCGCCTAGAAA